ATATCTCGTTATAAAAATACTCAAACATTGTTAAGGTTTAATGATAATATTATTTAGGGAATACCAAATGGGTTTTGCTCACTGAAGTCTAAGATAGAATCTGCTTCAGTTTCAATGTTTACATTGTCTGCAAAACCATCATCAGGTGGATCAGTGCTTATAACTCTCAATTGATGTGAAGCACCTGATGTAGATCCGACAATATTTTCACCAACTGTGAAGTCTCCACCAACTTTATAAATCTCAAGTTCGTTGGTTGTAGAGTCCCATCTCTTAACTCTTGCCGTTGTTCCAGTAACTGATCCAGTAACGACCTCATTGAATGCAAAGTCTCCGATTGAATCTAGGTCTGGGTTTGCAATGGTAATAGTTGGAGCTACTGTGTATCCAGCACCAGAGTTTGTAAAGTGAATTGCAGTAATTGCACCAGCAGAATTTACAATTGCTGTTGCAGCAGCAGACACAGTTGAGACACCAGAGATAGTGATAGTTGGATTGACAGTATATCCAGCACCAGCGTTTGTAAGAGTAGCAAGACCAACTACTCCAGTATTGATAACAGCAGTTGCAGCAGCTCCTGCACCGCCTCCACCAATAAACTGAACACTAGGTGGTGTGGTATAACCTGCACCTGGATTAATGATATCTACCTGCTGAACTGACTTAAGTGCTGGGTTGAGATTGTCGGTACATACTCTAATACCTCCGATAAACACAGCAGTTCCTATACCAGTTGTTCCCGTGCTTGGTGCTGAGGAAATCGCTACTCTTGGTAAAGAGCTATAGTTGCTGCCCCTATTAGAGACAACAAATTTCTGAATACCTCCATTGAACACAGATATGACTGCTGTTGCTGTAACTCCAGTTCCTACAAGAGTTAAAGTCTGTGATGGACCTGTAAGGGTGCTTATACCGTCCTCAGTCTCTCCAGTGAGTTCTCCGCCAACCAGTACATCATCTATATCATCAATACCAGTGTCAATGAGTTCATCCTCAAGTCTGAAGAGTTCACATCTCAACTCATAGACATAATTCTTCTGAAGTTGGTAAAATGGTCTCTCATGTTCAACGTATTTAATCTCAAATAATCTATCACCAAGAGGGAAGTAAACTAAGTCCCCTTCTTTTGGTCGAGTAGAAAGTTTTATATTCGTTTCGTTCTTAATCAGAGGTTGAATATAGTTTTCCCACCTTTCTTTTGATATAATCAAATTTAACTCATTCGTTGCCTGAATACCAAACTTAGACAACAAAGTAGGATTATCTCCATATCCATCCACATTCTCAACATACGCCTCTATTGGATATGCATCATCAAATGATGACTGAATTACCTCACGTATGACTGATTTCTCAGTCACATACTTTCTGGGAAGATAATGCACTTCAACCCCATACATCTTCAACTGTTCGTTGATTAGATCTTGGAGCAGATTTTGTTCTGTCCTAGCGCCTTGTTGAAAATAAGGATTAAGCATAATATCAACCTATAAAATCCAGTGGGGGAAGTTCATAAGTGTTTGACATTTGCTCTTTGATCATTTCCAAATCTTTTTGAGCGTCATCATAAATTTGTCTACCATTAAGTTCTATTCCTCCAGGTAATTTGACTCCTTGGAACTTAATAAGGTTTTGACCCCACTGCTTCTTCATGAGAGCTGTGGCATATTTTTTTAGAAAAGCGTCGTTATAAACTCTTGTAAAATCATTTGGATCAATGAGTCGATAACAGTCAATAATAAGGTAATCATCAACTGCCACGTCACCAAAGTCGATATCTAAGTATAGTCTGTTTTGTCTTTGGTTAAATCTTATTTGCTTATCATTATTCAGAATAAAATCTAAATCTTCCAAATACCTTTTTGTCATTGCATATGTAAGGATCTCAGTCGATCCAAAATAATACATGTCATTAAGGAACATCTGATACTTCACACTGAACATATTATTCGTGGAAGTTTGTGGTCCGTCATACTTAAAGATCTTATTGATCCCTATGACAGATGGAGGAACCTGAATATAATTGCTATTTTCTTCGTAAGAGAATGTTGTCGATAAACCTACTGTAGAAGTCGCAGTGGTTGTAATAATTCCGATTGGATTATTTCCGCCTCTACCCTGTCCTCTATCTTTGTCGTCTTGTGTTATTTTATACTTTAGATAAGTCTGAATGACACCATCAAAATGACGCTCATGAAAATACTGGAGAGCATCATCAATGATATCCTCCACTTGTTCATCAGCAATATTAATTTCTAGGACTGGAGCACCAAGTTGCCTTTTACAATAATTTATTAGATCTGCCCTACTAGATGGTTGTGCCATTTAACAAACTATTCTCCTAACATATTTAGGGAGCAGAAGATATACCCGCAAGAACTAATATATTTCCGTTTACTATGCTATAAGTTGTAGAACCAGAACTTACAAGAACGTCATAGACGTATCTACCTTCTTTCAAATTTCTAGTATCAGTTGATCCAAGAGAGACTCTAAACTTCCCATCAAATGCACTTGTAAATCCAACAGTAAAACTTGTGGTTACTCCAAGTGTCGCCCCAATAGCCACACTTTTTGACATCTGAGCGGAACCTGAATATCCCGTAAAATTAAATGCAGAGTTTGCAGTATTTACAACATTGAAGTTTGCGTGAAAATCTGCTCCGGTATGCAAAGTAAAGTTAGCACCCTTTGGCACACCGGCATCTGGATCAAAAGTGATATTTTTACTGGGCATCGGCCATTCCTATGATTGACATCGTTTCCTGTTGTTTATAATAAAGTTTGCAAAATGACTTTGCAATTTTTTTGAGAGTATCACTATCATCACAACTATCTATCTCAGATGCTAGTTGACTATAAGCAAACATCTTTGACAGATTGCTCAATTTGATGTTATCGGGATCCATTGATTAACTCCTTAAGTAACGACTTGATTTCATCTAGTTCGCCCTTCATATTAGCGACTTGATCCTCAATTGTCTGTACTTTTTGATTCTCTTTGGATTTTACACTTCTTCTTTCAACGTACTGTTGATAATCATGATTGTTCACGTTAATAATAGAATTTGTTACGGGGTCTCTTGCGAGATCCCCGTGACCCTCAACTGTGTAATAATCCATTATGCTAATGCGATGACTCTTAGATCTTTGACTCTTGGAACATGCACCTGTGATGTTGATGTGAGCAACAACTTGATGCGATATGTTCTAAATGCAGGTAACTCGTCAATTGTGAATTCATATTCTTTAAAGTCGAGATCCTGCGACTCATATGCGTAAATGTTTGATTTAGGAACAAATACGTCAGACTCACCATTGCTTGCCTTAGCGTCAATTACTTGACCTCTAACATTGAGGTTCTTATAACCTGGGAATGGTGAGAATATAGGATCAGTGCCCTGCTCATTTCCAACCATGTAGAAGGCTCTGATATCAGCGCCCAGGTTTACATGGGCACTCAAATTAATTTTCAGAGATGTGGCAGACTGCTCAAGGGTGATTTCTTTAGAAAGATACTGACATGCAGTAGGATCTAAATCAATCGTGTTAACTCTACTATCAGTTGCAAAGTTTGTGATTTCACTATTTGCTCTGTTTGAGGTGAGGATTGCACTGACTCTCTGAGCATCGATAACTGGTGATACTCTTGAATCAGTGGTATTGAGGAAAAGTCTCATATTCATAGACTTTGCACCAGGACGATCTGCTAACTTGGCATCTTCGTTTACCTTCGATGCAACCATTCTAGGAGTCTCCAAGAAGTTTGGTTCATTAAAGGTAATGGTCTCAAACCCAGTATCCAAGTATGCCAATTCACTTCCACTCAAACTCTTAGAAGTTGTCATTCTAAGTTCTCCTGTCAAACTTGTACCTTTGACAGTCATGTTATGTACAACTGGTGTGACAATCTCAAAAGGAATGTTTTGAGACGCCTTCACATTGTATCCACCAGTGGATTTGGTGTTGTTAAGATACAATGCAGGGAATCCAACATCATTGCTCCTATCATCATTGCTTGAATCAAGTGCAGACATATCAATCTTTACATTGTATGAGTCAAATGTAATTGGATTTGCAACTGTCACATTATTAAGATCATGCGTTTTATTAATACGCTGCAAATTGACACCAGAGTTTTCATATTTGTAAACTGGTGTTCCAACTGGATAGTTAACAGGATTAGATCCTCTTACAATGTTTCCTCCGATGTTGTTGCCTGAAATGTTATCATACTCAATGATTTCTTTACCAATCAACAGATAACCTTTGTTTGTTGTACCAACTCCAACGTTCTCGAAGGAAGAGAAATTAGTGGAGCTATCAACAGAAATGGCACTTGTAGAATCTGCATTATATGCAGTGCTCAGTTTGGTAGGTCTGATATCGGGCAGTACACCAGAAATGCTTACTCTATTATCATCAAAATACATACCATGATTTCTATGATTCACTTTGATGTGAAGACCATCATTCACAACATTAACCGATGCAACCTGAACATCACCACCGAGATCATAATTCAGATCAGTTGTAATACCCGAACTATTCACAAACTGAACAGTATTTGCTGAACCAACAACAAAATTGCCTTGGACGTTACCCAAGATAAGTTCTTGCGTTACACCAATACCAGCGACAGACAATCTAAGATTCTGTCCTACAGAACTTACACCAATAGTGCTTACTGTAAGAACATCACCAACTTGATAACCAGATCCACCAGTTCCAAATGTTGCCGCGATTGCTACACCATTTTGGATTGTAATATCAGCCTTAGCACCTCTACCATTTCCAGTGACCGTAACCATATCAACACCGTTGAATTGGAATTGTCCACTAGCAGGGGTATAACCAAGACCTGCGTTAATTACAGTCATTGAACCAGTGGCAATACCAGCAGTTCCTAAGAGATCACCAGTAGCGTTTGTACCAAGTTGAGAGAAGGTATTTCCAAGTGCATATGTACTATCTCCAACTGTGGTTCCAAGACCAACTCTAAGTTGTCTCGAGACAACGTTCAGACTGTTGGGTTGTAGAGTTGCGACGCTTGTATTGGCATCAGACAACTCAGGGTTATAGAACTCAACTGAACCCGAATCAAGGAAGTCTGCTCTGTAAAGAGTAAACTTAAGGTCTTCCCACTGACTTGGTTCCCAAGTTGAAGCATTTTGAGACTTAAACAGAGATCCAAGATATGGTTGTTGTGAGATATATGATTGTGTGATCAGATCATTTTCACCAACTCTACTAATGTAAGCTTCATACTTAGTTGAGTTAGATATCAATACAACGCAATAATCGGAGTTGTTACCAGTCAGATAGACTGGAGCAGCGAATTGGAATGTTGTTGCAACTGATCCATCGGCAGATATGTTGACTCTAGATGGATCTAAAGATACTTCCGAGAATGGAAGAATTACCTGAGATGGAACTCCACCCTCCATAGATCTAACTTGCAGGGTAATTGGAATATCCATGTCATCTTTAGACCTAAAGAAGACATCGCATCTTGTTATGAAGACACCCATTTCGTCTTCCACTTGGAAAGACTGAGCAAGTGGGTCACCCCATCTACGTGGTGGTGGGGGTGGAGGAGGTGGTCCGAAACTCCAAGACGATCTTGATGTTCTAACAACTTCAGTGTTAACTACTTCTGTTTGGAGAGTTCTTTGAACAGACCTGTTTTCGACTGATTGACGATTTTCAACTCTAGCATTTCGTACAGAAATAATATTCTCTTGTACAGTCTCTAGTGTGCCCGACGCTGTAAACTTCTCTTCAGCAATTGTAGTTGCCGCATCTTGGTCATTATCCTCTTCATTAACCAACACCAAAGTCTTATCACCGGTCTCAAAACGAGGGTGATTGACACTATCTAAAGTAGGAATGAAGAAACTACCAATTAAATTAGCTGCCAGATCAGTGACGAGTCTTACATTAGTGACAGTTGCTCTAGCACCACTCGAAGATCCAACCAATGTTGCACCTGTCTCAAGGTATCCGCCATACTGACCTGGTGTCTCTTCAGACATTGACAATACATCAACGTTAAGAACTGTAGAAGTTGATGAGTATGTTGATGGTAATGCCTGATTGTTGTATGGATCGTCAACATATGTTTGAGAAGGGGCATTGTATGGTCCCTCTCTATGATTACACTGAGCAACTCTGAAAGCCATTCCTGCAGCGTTATCAGATGTGTCTGCTCCAAGACCTGTAGTAATTACAGATCCCGTTACTGTTTCTCCAACAGTAAAAGTACCAGATATCATCTGTATCTCAAGCAGTTTTGGAACACAGAATTTGGTAACATCTTTTCCATCAAAGAATGCATACATTTGAGTAAGAGGTTTCATTCTCTTAGCATTAAATGTAATATTCCTTGATCTCATAAATGCGACGAGATCTCTACTGATAACTCTATCTCCAACAGAGGTTTGATCAAATACCTCTGTTACAACTGTTCTGTTAGCCGTTCTTGATTCAATACCCGTTTCGACGGTATGTCTGAGAGTATCTCTTAAAGTTTGATTCTCTCTAAATGCCGTCCATCCTCTGGACCAACTTCTACTGGTTTCTCTTGTTCTAGTGCTATTCTGAATCTCAATTCCAGTCCAGTTAGTTCTCCAAGAATTCCATACAATAGGACCAAATCCACTCTCACGGTCAATCTGACCATTTCTAACCATATTGTTGAAGGTCTCAGAATAATCACCTTCAGTATTAATAATTTTTGCCTCAAGTCTAGATTGATCAACCCAAGTATCAGTCGCAGGAGTTAACTCCATTGATCCTTGCCAAAAACTGATGAGGAAAGGAGTTACATTTTCAACCCTTGTAGCAAAACTCTGCTCCAAGTAGTTTACTTCAGCATAATCAAGTGTAACAATGTCACTACTTCTTCTGACATTTGTTCCTTCAATCGGTGTAAAGTTTTTATCTGCTGTTGGATCTGGGTTTATGACTGGACCAAAGATCAAATCAAGAGAAGTTGTATAATGTTTTGGTCTCAGTTCCTTATTTTCAAGGTCAATGCTGTTTTTGATCTCAAAACTCTCTTCTTGTGGTCTGAAAGTATTAAAGTTATCGACAAAGAAACCAGACTTAAATCTGTTAAGTCCCTGTGCATCTGGTACAAACAAATTGGCAGTATTTGTTTCGAGGAGTGACAGTGCAGTATAATACTCAAGATTTCTAACTCTATTTTCAAGGCGACGAATGTCGGACATTCTGTACCTTTTCTGTTCTAAGAACGATAATCCTGCCTCTTGTGTTCTGTAAAGATAAGGAGGAAGAGTGATGGTTGCAATCTCAATTGCATCATCCACAGGTCCTGGTCTTACTGGTCTCTCAGATGGTTCACCATATTTTACTTGGAATGCACCATCTTTTGTGAGGAAGATTCTGTCAATTCTACCAAGGTAATATGAGAAAGTTACCAAGATAGATTCATCCGTGGCAAGAGGACTCGTTGCAGAGTTTCCATCAGCATTAAATGATCTACCTAAGAATTCAAGGGGTGACCTTGTGCTCTCAGCAACCGTGTACTCAGAAGCTCTAGGACGAATATCAATAATATCAGACACTCTGTCAAAATTGACAAAGTTGAGATCCTTTCCATAGTCAAACTGATCGTAGGAAGATACTGTTGTGATATCCCCATCATCTGTGGACTCAAAATAACCGTTAGAGAAATAAACTTTGATTTGTTTTGCGGGTTCCGAGACACCTGCCTTTCTCTTAAGTGATCCAATATTATAAATTGTTCCTTCTTGTCCATCATCAAAAACAAAGTTTTGCGATACATCAAAACTTTGAGAGTCCAAAGTCTGAATTACACCCTCAACATCAGACTCACCTGCTACAATTGTTTCACCCTCTTTAAACAAAATATCATTTTTGTAGATAAATGATATCTTGGAGTCTGAGACTTTTTCAGCAACAATTGCAATCGCACCAGTTGTTTGTCCAGTAATTTTCTCACCGATAACAAATTCTGTGGTAGTTGTAGATGAACTTGTAAGAGTATTCAGAACCGCAGTAGGACATGATGCAACTGCAGTGTCTGTAGACTCAAAGATGCCATGAATCTCAACAATATCCGGGACATTCAGTGAAATAATTTCGTCCTGCACTCTGGTTCCAAATGGATATGAACCAAATGTGAGACCATCATTCAGAGTAGTGGATCCTGCACCAGAAGCTGACAGTTTTGATTTGTCAACAATAACAGAGTTCACTCTGTTTTTGATCTTTACTTTGGACTTGGGTTTTTCTTTTTTAAGTGTTGCAATCAATGTTGCACCAGTATCATTAGCGCCCAAGTTAAGGAAGTTGATTGACTTTCCACCATTTGAGAAAACCAGTCTGTCTGCAGTCAGAACTTCAGTAGATCCATCTGTTCTGATAAGAGCATACCTTTCCTCATCAAACGCTGTGAAGGTTTCATTATCGCCGCCAGTTACAACTGAAGACAACGTATTGCTTGCAATATTAACAGTGAACTCCTTTCTAATATTGATACTTGCTGATGTTAAATCAACATTAGAAACATTAGCTTTCGGAAGTGCAGTATATAATGTATTATCAGATGATGCTACAAGATTTGTTCCAAGAACAGTAAAGTCTTGTACTTCAATCTGCGTTGCAACGGTTCCGCCAATGGCAACACCAGTGACTGTGGTAACTCCAGTAATGGTAAGATGGGATGAACCGACTGATACAACTCTTGCAAATACTGGATCATTATTTGTATTTCCACCTCTGTTAACATCAGAGTATCTTACAAGATTATTCTCTCTGATGCCAGTTGGGAACCTTGGATTGGTGCTTCTGACCGTACTAATACCTGCAGCACCCGATGTAGCAGAAATTGTAGCAACACCAACTACAGATATTGGTGACTGAATTGTATCTCCATTAAAGGTATAACCAGACCCTACAACACCGTGAACTGATTTTACATCAGAAATACCAAACTCAGTGACAGCGACTCCAACGAAACCGCTAGCAACACCATTAAATGTCAGAGGCTCAAAGTCATTAAACTTTCCCTGAACATCATACAATGTCACTGACTTACTATTAGACACAGCACTTCTAATAAATGCTGTTGCACCAGTTTGTTCTCCCTTAACAAAAGTGGGAACGTTTAGAGTGGTTGCCTCATTAAGAGTAAGTGTTGTAAATGTCTGGACATCAAACAATGAGATATCCCACTCATTTATATTACCATTAGATGAATTATAATTACCTGACTCAAGTGAGAAATCATAAACTCTGGCAAGTCCAATTTCAGAACCAGCAGCGACTGTCGCTGCACTTCCAATTCTTGTATCTCTCAGAGAGACAGTAAAAGTGTTTCCCATTCCAACTTTGGGAGCACCATAAACATTATTGATTCTAACGGTTGGTCCAGTATTATAAATTATAGACTCATCTTCTATTGTTCTGACAGTTCTAGTCTTAGTAAAATCAATAAAAGTTGGTCCAATCGTTTCAATCTCATAACCCTTTACAAAGGCTTTGCCTGGCGAGATCTTATAAATTCCTTGGTTTTCTGTAACAGGAGTTCCGCTTGGAGTAAATTGTCCTGCTGAGAATATTCCTCTGCTTCCTAAACCATCATCAAGTGCGTTTTCTACAGAGACATCAAAGTCTCTTACAGTGTAATTGCCAGACTCTGCAAATGTTCTCCTGGCGAGGATGTCAATGAAGTCGAGTGAATAATCAGTGCTCTTAGTTTGAGATCTAATTACACCGTCAGTAAACCGTGCTAATTCTATAAAATTGTCGTCTTGGAAGTCAACGTTTGGTTTCTTTGAAAGTCTTACGCTAATTCTTAGTCTATCCGCACCTGGTGCAGAATAGTTATTGAAACCCTGAGAGTTATCGTTGAGAGTTTCATCAAGGTCTGCAGTAATGATTTCTTCAGAGACAAGCAAACCAACTCTATATGAAGGTGCGCTATTATACTGATCAAGAATAAGAGTTTCAGTTGCAACGTTTACAAACTGACCTCTTACAAAATATACACCCTCTTGAATAGAAAAAGATGAACCAGTTTCAGCTGCACCGGTTGCAATTGTGGATGCAAAAGGTGCTCCAGCATCAATTGTCGTGTTACCCAGTAAACCAGATGTAATGATTTGATCACATGCAAGATTTTCTCCATCTGAGAAAAATTCAGTAGCGTTATTAGTTGTGCTTGATCCCAGATAATTGATATAAAGTGTAAGCGTTCCTCTCTCAGAATCCTCTGGATTGAGAACATTATCAACATAGGCAGTAACGCCTGACGTTAGACCTGTAATTTTTGTTCCAACTAGTTGATCAGCATACGCACTGACTGGCACACCCTGGAAGGTGTTTTCAAGTTGTATGCATCTGTAAAATTGAGAATATGACGTATTTCCCGGTATTACCTTTGCACCCTCTTTAAAGAAGTGTTGACCAAATTTTTCAACCTGATTTTGTAATATCGATTGCAGCGTTGTTAGTTCTCTTGCCTGAACAGGATATCCAGGCTTAAAGAGAACTTTATGAAAGTCATTATTCGCATCAAAATCGTCAAAATATGGTGCGACGTTGAGATTAGTTTGCTGTGGCATAATCCGTTAGAACTGCAAAATGACTTTAATATCTTCTTTTTGGTTAGATGACCTTGTAATTGATGGTCTGTTATCTACGTAAACTATATTACCTGAGTGCTTTCTAACCTCAGCACCAGCAACACCATCGGTAAATGACTGACCAAGGTAATATGTTCTATTATTTATTACGGTACTCACACCCGTAAAGGAGGTGTCAATAGCGAGGTTTGATCCAGTTGATGGAACAATAGTGATGCTACCACCAGTTGCAGGTGTTGCTGTAAATTCTTGCAATTCAAACCCGTAGGTTGGTTGGGTTTGTGCTGTTCCAACTGTGTTAAATCCAGCAACAGAACGATCTTGCCAATACTTCAGAACACCAGTAGTTTGGTCATAATTTACGACTCTTCCAACAGCTGTGCTTCCGGTTGCAATCGTTTGCGTAACATACGAGTCTGCTGAGAAGGTTGCAGAACTATAACCAGCACCTACTAGTTTAAGGGCATTAACTGCACTTGCCTTATCAGAATTTAAGATAGTTCCAGCACTCGCCTCTGGGTTTTGTACGACACCAATTCTTGCAATTTGATTACCGGTAACGAAATCTGGGTTTTCGTTATCATTCTCAATTCTAGAGTACAGAAGAACATTATATGCACCAAGTTCTCTGTAAATGTCTGCGCCATGACCCCCTTGAGGAGTCATGATGACATCAAGTGTAGGTCTTGAAGTTCCAGTTGGAACACCACCAGCTACAAGATCAACGTTGGCATAGGTGTAACCAGAGCCTTGATTGGATATAGTGACTGTATCAACTTTTTGATCATTATTGACAACAATCGTACAAGTGGCACCAGATCCATCGCCTTTGATAGGAACATTAGAATATGTTCTATTAGCAGTGCCAAGTCCAACACCACGATCAGTAACTGCCACGATTTTGATAGAACCATCAACGGCATTATCTCTAACCGCTGCATTATCTGTTGATGTTGACCAGTCAGCAGGAACAGGAATAAAATCTGTAGTTTCAAACTTTACAATTTCGCTTGGTTTGATTCTAAACAAATATTTCCAAATATATCCGTCACCACTTGTTCCTGCTGCTCTAGGTTCAAGATCTGTAAAAGTTGGTTCATCAAGTGAAGGTCTTCCGCTTGGGTTGTCTGGGTCAGTTCCATTCTGTAAACAAATATAGACTTGGTAATCTTCGTTGATTACAAAATATGATGCAGAATATAAATTAGTAGCACCAGACACTTTTGCCGTGTTTGATCTACTATAATCATGGCGATAGTAATCATACGTTGTACCAGATGACCATTGTCTCTTTGGCACAACTTGTCTTATGTCAGCACTATTGACTTTTTTAAGAGCGACCATTGTATCCCAATAGTCATTCTCCTGATCAAAATTATCCTTTGGAGAAGGAGGATTATTATTCCAATCAGTTTGATAATCTGTTGGATTCGGTAAACCAATAAAAGAATAATAAGTGTTAATGCCAACGTCAGAAACAAAATTCTTGGCGTTAAGCACTCTAATTTGATCAGTTATAATAGCAGCCATTTGTACTGGTTTTTTTACTTATTTATTGGGACAGTGACCACAAAATTTATTTAGACGATGTAATTTCTAAATTTAAGTGGATTTGTTCTTCTTACAAGACCTGAAGTGGTGATACCAATTACACCATCGTCACCATAGAAGTTATATGTATAGGATTGGACTCTACCTGTTAAGTCAACTCTACCCCAACTATAATTACCCATGTAATTTGAGGTGGTGTATATACCTCCAGTGGTAGTACCAAGTCCAACAACAGTTGCCTGGATTCTTCTTATGTGGGTGGTGCCTATTCCAGTAATTGTGGATTCAACGGTAGAAACTGAAGCGACTTGATAAATGTTATCAATGTAACTCTTACCAATTGCTATTGTTGTTCCACCACCATCTTTAGAGGAGATGGAAGTGGTTGCAAGACCAACATTAGAGTTATAAACCATGAAATAATCATTTGTTCCGATTCCACTTATTGTTACAGCAGTTCCAACAAGAGACGCATCTCTCATAAATGACCCCGCTGGGACATGAAGATCAAGAACTATCTGTAAGTCAGAACCAGAAGAAGTAGTTCCAAATCCAACAACGATTCCACTATCACCAGAGAATGAACCAACACTATTAGTTTCTACGTTAGATGCTGGTGGTGCAATCAGAACTTGTGGTGGTTTTGCGGTTGTATACCCAGTGCCAGCGTTTGACAAAGTGATGGAAGTAACAACGCCAGCAGTAATAGATGCTGTTGCAACTGCAGTGGTTCCAAGTCCTACAGATTGTGCAGTTCCGCCGATACTAATTGTAGGAGCGGTAGAGTAACCAACACCACCTGAGGATATTGATATAGAAGATATTGTTCCAAGACCAGATACAATCGCTGTTGCAGCTGCACCTGTCTTAGTATCCTGTGAAACAAGTGTTACTTTGTTTTGGAAGGTAAGACTTGTAGCGTCCTCAACTTTAGAATCAAAGAAGGGTCTGATATTGTCAACATAGATTGTTGTAGATCCAATTCCAACAGATTTAATCAGATACGCACCTGGATTGATGCCAGGTTCATAAAGTTCTCTGTCTTTGCCAACTTCTTTATTATCAATAATCTTATCTTCAGTTTGTCTACAAAGAATCACAGGTCTAACAAGATTTTCATCTGCTGTATTTCCTGGACCATAATATGGGTCAGTTGTGATAATATCAGTAGAATCAATTTGGTCAACAACTCTGGGATCTTCATTAAGATGAACAACGTCTGACTCAATCTGTAATGTGTCTCCAATTTTAACTGGAGGAATAATATCTCTGAAGACAACATCAACTGCTCCAGTGCCTTTATAGAAGATAATCTTAGATTTATCCCCTACCTTAGGTGCTTCTGTGAATGTGATAGTAGAACCACCGTTAAAGGTATATCCTTCACCAGGAACTTGGAGTGTATCATTAATAAACACAAGGAGAACATCCTGTACATTAATATTAGAACCTTTCGCTGCTCTAATCGTGATAAGCGATCCAGAATCTCTGAGTGAGAATGCAACGGTGCTTCCGTCAAAGAGATTATCAAGGTTATCAAGCACTTGCAGAGTTCCGAGTGACCAGGCAGTAAACTCATCAGTAAATACCTTCTGAATATCAATCAGAGATTCTCTATATGTGGAAGTGGTTGGAATACCAGTGAGTCCTCCGATAGGAACTGTCAATTTCTCACCAGACTTATATCCAAATCCAGTATTGCGAATCTCAAAATCAATAATGCTCGATCCCTGACCAACTACAACATCTATAGTAGCTCCACTACCAATTCCGCTTGAGACAGAACTGTATGTAAGCGCGATACCAGAATAGGAAAGTGGATCATCAAAAATTACATAAGGGACATTAGTTGTTGTATATCCAGTTCCTGGATTAGTGATTGCAACACTTACAATATTACCATTACTAATTGTTGCAGTTCCGATAAACTCTATACTAGGAGCACTGGTGCTTGATAAAGCGACACCGACATTAACAGTTTGGATGCCAGCTCTGTAACCAGATCCACTGTTACCAATGCTAATAGCGGAAATGGTGCCAAGACCTGAGACAGTCGCTGTTCCTCCAGCAGATATCAGAGGTTGGAACCCTAGACCTTGGTCAGTCATACCGACCGATACTATGACTCCTCCAACAGGTAAATTAGAACTATTGACATCATAAGAAACTGATGTTGCAGTTCCTGCAAATCTAATAGAACTTATGCCACCACTTTCTTCAATAGTGTAATCACTTGTTGCACCAGGACCCTGGAAGATATCATTAATCAAAACAACTGCATTTTCGGTTGATATTCCTCCAACATTAGATGCCTCTGATGTAAGTGTGAATAATCTATTAGTTCCGTTAAAATTATCGGAAATATCATCAAGTACCTTATTTCTATAATAAGTCTCATTTGATGTATCCTGGACACCAGATCTAAGGAATATTCTCCCCTGGAAAGATGATCCTGTGGCAATGCCAGTCCAATCTCTTTCATCAGGTCTGTTTGTTGAGGTTCCTAGTGGAGTTTGACCAACAGGAGGATCAACAAAGTTGAGGATGTTATCAACAATATTGTAATTTCCAACAACCTTGGTTACGAGAGCATCTGTTGAGTGTCCTGCAAGTGCAGTCCCCAACCACTGTCTCTGAACTGAAAGTGCGTTTGTAGATCCAATACCAACACCAGACACCTTAACAATTTCATTTTCAATCTTAAGAAGGTCTCCACCGAAGATTGAGTTGATGCCAGTGCTTACTGTGATTCTATCATCACTTGATGTTGCAGTTCTATGCAGGTGTGTTGTGAGAGCAGTAGAAACAATGGGAGATTGAATAATATTATCAAGTGCCAGAATACCCTTAGAGTTCTGATTGGTTGATACAAATCTATGAGATGTGCCAATACCAACACTTGTAAAGTCAAGCACCTCAGGTGTAGCCTTCAGTGCCTTCTCAGCGGTAGCTGCAAGTTTAATCTTATTGTCATCAACCTTGACTGCGAAAACAGTTCCAGGAACTTTATCGGTTGTACCAATACCAACAAATGAAGTTGATGCAATACCAATTGCCTGAGTACTTGCAGCTCCAGCATGGACATATGTTAATTGCTCACCAGTTACAAAGAAGTGATCTGGTAGTCTGATCGTGTTATCATCCACGACAACTTCATCAGAATCATTACCCTCAAAGTATCTCTCAAAGATTGGTCTTCCTCTATGCTTGAGCTCAAATGCTCTCTTAATGTCAGTATCGGTTCCCTCATATTGAGAGAATGAAGTATCAATAGTTCCATTTGTAAAATCAACTTCAGATCTATCGTCATCAGCATGTCTCAAAGCGACCATGAAGACTTTTGCTTGAGCCTGAACATTTGCTGGAGGTGTATATAGAACTTCTACGGTAGCAGCAACACCAACAGCAGCACCATTGACCCGTGTACCGATCGTACCAATACCAGAGTTGGTCTCAATGATTCCAAATTCAGTATCATAAGTGTCGCCAACACCATCATCAGAAATATAATCATCAACAACCAACAATTCTGAAAGTGAATATTGATTATTAGTAATATCAGTCAATTGAACAATGAAGTGTGCAACATCATATTCATTTGCATAAGATCCAATTACGTTAGGAACAGGTGCGGTGGAAGATGCAATACTTGTATTTCTTCCTTCGATTCTTGCATGATTTAAATCAAGTGTTCCAATACCAGTGGTGTCACTATTGCCTACTCCAATCACCATGGCATTAATAACACCCGTTGTTCCAACACCTACATCAGATGCAGGGATGTAATCAACATTTAATGAAGAACCTGAAATATACGCATGGTAAGTTCCATATCCAATATATGCACTTGCGCCCAGATCAGTTGTAAGTTCACCATACTGAAGAACTGAGACATTAGTTCCATCATGAACTATATTAATGTTATCGTAAGCAAATTCGTTCCTGTTAATATCTGGTGTAATCTCAACCATCAGTTTAATGGAACTGTAAGTGCTAGCAATACTTACAACATTTGATGTGGATCCACTATTCAGAGCAACACTCTTAGTATCAATCAGAACTGGACCAATGCCAGTAGTGCCAACTCCAAGTAGATTATCATCAAGGTTATAGGAGAGTGTCGTAATATCATAATTATTGACTGCTGATTTGGTTGGGAAGAACTGCAGTTGACCCTGACCACCAGAGATAGTAAAGTCAAAAGATCCTTGGTCGTATGTTGTCTCAACACGACCATATTGGTTCATATATCCAAATGAACTATCATGCACAAGATCAACGATCATCAATTGTCTCTGACCAACAAATCTTCTGTCCTTGACATAAGTGATATATTTTTGAGCTCTGACATCATCAAGGTCAAAAGTATTTGCAACGCTAAATGCAGTTGGTCTGGGGTTACTATTAAATTCACTTGCGACATTATCAATTGACAGAACTCTATTACCAACGGATTCAAAGAAATCAGTAAGAACTTTACTAGAGAATGTGATTTGATCCGATACAATCTGAGTCTGTGACTTGGAATTTTCTTTTACAAGATCAAAATCATTTACACAATTAAGATCTATGAAAGTCTCTAATTGATATACAGAATCTACTGATGTAAGGTTAGTTGATACTCCAACGACCAATGCATTTTCACTACCAGATGGAAGTTTTGATTCCATTTGATAATCGGAGAATTTTCTAAATCCAAGTGTGTGGTTCAGAGATCCAACAGCATCTTCCCAGGTATCATAATCTACCCTTGATCTTAAAGAGTATGAGAAGTTTTGATAATAGAAACTATCCTGTACTCTCTGAAGATTGTCATTAAGATAACCTGAGTTTGTCTGCCATCCTTTAGAAACTTTAGAAAGAGTGTTTGTGTTTAAAGATGAGTCAAAGTAAGTTACAGAAGATGCAACTCCATGAGCGTTTGATGATTGTCCAACAATAAGATCGTTAGTTGAGAAATCATCGATTGATGAAATACTAAGGAGATTTACCCTTGGATCCCAACTTTGAACAACACCCGACTTCGTGCCAGATTTTACAGTCTCACCTTTATTATATTGGTTTGGTTTTAATGTAGAAACAAAAATGGGGAAGAATTTCTCTGGGATGATTCTACCGATAGAATTAGCAGAATCAAAATCTCCAACAATTTCTCCACTCTTAACCATACCAGAGATATTAAATGATACGCTACCAATTCCACCTCTATTTTCTGTGACAGACTTAATGACAAATAAGTCATATCCATAACTCTCAGAATTAAATCCCTTTCCAGTTGAACCAACTCCAACGCTGGTTCCTTCCACCATCACTTTGTCTCCAACAGATATTGGGAAGGAATCTGCAGTGCTGAAACCAACAGCCATGGTGACTGTGACATCCTCTGTGGATGTGTTGTAAACAATTGTGCTGATACCTACGCCATTTGAATTTTCAATAGGAAGAATTCTTGGCTCAGTGTTGTTTATTCCGAAAGTATTCTTAAGGATTGAAACTTGATTGTCACCAAGTTTGTATCTAATATCAACATCTGTTAATCTTTCATTGGTTTTTCCATCAAATACTACAAGTCTAGGTGCCTTGACATATCCTTTTCCTACTGAGGTAATTGCAACAGATTCAAATCCAGTTTGAGAATTAATTTTAACAATCTGTGGAAGAGCGGTGGTTGGTCTTACAGTTTTGTCAACCTGGAAATTGAATCCAATATCTTCAATTCTTACCTTTTTAACTGATCCAATATTACTAGATTCTGTAGTTAAAATTGCACCGGTTCCAATACCAGAGGTAACAGTAGAGATCCCTGGTAAGGAATAATAATTTTTACCTACATTTTCGATGGAAACTTTTGAGATTGGACCAACGGTATGTGTGCAATCAGTTTCGTATGAAAGATTTGATGTGGAACTGATGTAAGAACTCTTCTCAGGTGTTACTGGTAAAGTATATGTGAAAGAATTTGTAGTAGCACTCCCGATTGGGAACGTTCCGCTGTAAGCACTAAACTCTACATCAATTTGATTATTGAGGTTTACTTCGTTATCATTAATAATTTGAGACTTCTCAACTGGTACATCACTTTCGTAAACTGGATCCAATTTGTAGAATATTTCATTTGGGGTATCTTTTGTAATTGTAAGAGTAACTTTTGCATCAGTTGTGATACCGACAGTGCCAGTTCTTACAACATTAAATACTGAACTTTCATCGTTCTTATCATAGAGTTGAGTGAAAGTTTTATCTCTATAGAAATTCAGTGCAAACGCAGCATATGATGATGCTTGCTTAGTATAAGCGAGTGAACTATCCGATACATTAAATTCTACAGTTGAATCTCTGTATACTTTAAGTGGAGGATTAATTGGCGAAATAGTGCCTGACGAGGCACTTGTGATCCCAACAACGCTTGGTTTCTGACGAGTTGTCTCATAATGAGTGTCAGTCAGTTTAAAATTGTCTTTGTCAATTTCATAAACATAATAGATCTTATTGTCCTCAAGTCCCTCAGCAGGAGATGTGGCAGTATGGATAACTTTTTGACCATTTGTAAATCCATGATCTACAATGGTAAACGTGTTTGTGGAAGAACTAATACCAGATGCTGTGAACGACTTTGGATCTATAATTACTCTTCTGTTGAAATCATTATATGAAACACTAAATGAAGTTGTTAAAGATGGATTTACGTCCATGAATACAACGTGTCTTCCCTGTATTCCATGAGTCGCTGCTAAAGATACAGTTACCTCGTTACGGGAAATATCACCAGTGATTACAGAGTGGTTAGTCTTCAGACTATGATAAACACCTGTTCCAATTCCACTAAAGAACAGAGTCCTTGAATCTTTAACAGTGCTTGCAATTCCAACAAATACACCAGTGGTTCCAAGACCTACTTTGACAGTTGACAGACCGATTAAATCATCACTGATTCTTGCCACAAATAATTGTTGCTGATCAGTTAGAGTTGTTCCTGCACCAGCACCGGCATACGATATAATTCCATCACCATTTCCAGGAGAATATGTTACTACATCACCAGTTCTTAGATTATGCTGTGGAATGTACAGTGATTTAGTCTGAATAAAGATTTGAGTGATTCCTGCTCCAGGGTTTGAGAAGAATATTGTAGAACCAATTCCCACGCCCTCAGCAGTTCCAAGTCCGACTGTTTCTGAAGGATCGAAGTAAATTTGCTTATTTACCCGATAATCATAATCAGTATTAAACCCGGTGTTTACTGTAAGTTTTTTGGGGAATTCATATATTTTTGTTGATACAGTATGAGCGGCACTAACTGTACCATCGACCGCTCTAATAACTCTAATACGTGATAATTTTCTATCAACGTTAAGAACTTGAACTTTCTCTGTGCCTATACCAAGAATATCATTTTCCCTAATTGCAGGATAACCAATATTTCCAGTTACCTTAAAGGTTGTTACGATACCTGTTACTCCAGCAGTCCCAAGACCAGATGATGTGGAACCCACTCCACTCAAAGTAAGAATATTTGATGAAATTCCTACAGTATAAGATCCCTCAATTTTTGATGATGTAGTTGACAAACCAGATATTGACAATACATCACTATTTCTAAAATTGTGAGGGTTGTTCGTAAATACCAAATATGTGCCATCAGTATCTGAAGGAACTATCTCTACATTCTGAATAGTGCTAGTAGCCACACTAACACTATTGATTGGTCTTCCCTTAAGACGTTCAACCCTTGCAATAGCACCATCTCCTTGAGTCAAACTATTATCAAATACAATCTCTTCACCAACTTTATAATTGTCTCCACCTGTTGAGATACCAATGCTTCCAAGAGTCCCTGGAGAAGATGATGTGATGTGAACTTTTTGATTTAGATTATTTGGAAGTGGTAGATATGTATAGTTTAAATCACCATCAATTAAATTATATGGATCTGTATTTCTTAAATAATCAGTTGCATTTAGATCATAACGATCTTGGTTTGATGATGCGTCAAAATTAAATTTATTGGGGATGGCTTTGTAGTTTTCACCAATTAAGTATGGGAACGCTGGTCTCTTAAAGTTAAGGAAAGGACCAGATGAATCAACCGTAAGTGTATTGATAGTTGCAAAATATGCATAGGTCCCCTCTGGGAATTCTGGTGTTATACAGAATCTTCCATTGTTCTCATCGAGTACGGTTTCGTCAGAAAGATCGTAATGAGTGTAATCCTCAACAAAGAATCCTTCGGGGAAAATACTCTCAGGTGGTCTATTGGATTTGAGATTAATTTTATAACCAGACTTCATCTGTGATACGACACCACCAGATTTTGTTAGATATCCATATGGACCATAAATTGGGTATCCGTCATATGACCAACCAATGATTGGTGAGTGATCAGTGGATGATGTCTCAACATTGTTTGCAATTTTAAGATCGGCGTTTCCATAAAGAACCTTGCCAGTTTGGTCCACTGATGTCAGTGCTTTTCTAAGACTTCTGGGTGCATATAATGATGAATATTGAAGACCATAATCACTGTTGGCACCTATCGTTATAAATCCATCATCATTCTTAAATGACTCAAAATTCTTCTCAAAATTGTTGACTCTCCAATTTTGGATTGATGGTGCAAATTCTACACCTGACCCAGGGAAAGTAACTGATACTGTTGTTTCACTCTGAGTGTAATCCGCACCCGACTTGACAATTTTGATTGATGAAATTTCACCACTAGAGTTGATTTCTGATGTAAGGACAGCTCCAATTCCATCTCCATCAACTCCAATTTCTGGTGGAGTATTATAATTCTTACCTGCGTTCGCAATTACAACATCTACTATTTTTCCATCATTTACTACTGGATAAAGTTGTGCTTCAGAACCGGATACCAGACTTACGAGTGGATTTCTTACAAAGTTGATGATTTCTGAAGAACCATATCCTACACCCTGATTTGAAAGATGGACGGAAGTAATTTCGCCTCTGAATACTGGTTGTACTTCTGCTTCAAAAGTTTCAGTGCCAACAGAACTAATACCGACTTTACCAGTAACACTAACAGAAATATCTTGATAGTTAAATGAGTGAATGCCTGATCCGGTGGTTGTAAAATTAATAAACTGATCTGTGTTATAATAAAATTCTTTTGCAACCGAACCTGATCCTATTTCTGAAAGTTGGAAATTGTTGTTATCAACTTTTGATACGTAATATTCTGTCCCACTGGTTAATCCACCAATAGCAGTATCTTCTGCAGTATACTTAACAATTTCGCCAGACTCATAGTTATGATTCGTAATAGTGATGGTATTGATAGAAGTGCTTATGCCCGAAGACGCAGCAGTTCTACGCTTATTTTGATAACCATCACCAGAATCAGTTACTGTAATATTTTCAATTGACAGTTTTTGATTATAGGACCTTATTTTGTGCTTACCTAGTCCAAAGGAAGTAAATGATATGGTGTTAATACCAGATATTGCATCATTCTCTGTATTATGAAGTGTAAATGATGTCGAACTCACCTCTGATACAAAGTAAGAACTATTAGTAGTAATTCCTCCAATAGCCCTTTGACCATCGGGGTTATATACGATTCTCTCTGCGTTTCTAAACTTATGATAAGTTCCTAATCCGATTATTGACGTAGAGAGAGTTACTTCTCCACCCTCTGCTTGAGAATTAAATGAGACCTCATGATATGACTGTCTCATGTTTGCAAATGCTTTTGCACCTGATCCATTGCCACCAGTGATCGTTATAACTGGTGTGGTTTCGTAGTCAAACCCAGGATCAACAATTTTAATCTCTTCAAGGATTCCATTGACTGCAACATAACCTGTTGCACCAGTGCCAACGGAGTCTGAGATATTCAGAAGAGGAGGAGTAACAACGTCATATCCACTTCCTGGCGAAACTACTTCAATCTCATTTAATTTGCCATAGTTGATAAGATCATTTGACTTATAGTTTTTGATCTCAACCCCATTAACTAATACACCAGTAAAACCTGGTTCAGTAGGATGAAGATTTCCATCTTCAGTAGGGAGTTTTATCTCTCTTAAAAGTTTCTGTGACTCTAATGTTCTTCCTCTAAAATCATATGGTTTGATTTTATTATTAGTAACTTCGGTGCTAGTAACAGAAACGAACGTGGAATTAAAAATATCAGTTCTGCTCTTTGCGAGTTGTATTGTTGTCGAACTAACTCTTTTTACAAAATAAAGTCCCTCTGCAAACAGAGAACTCTTAACAACGCTTCTTTCATCTACTTCTCCGCTTTCACTAATGAAACTCTCTGTTGATATCTCTGGGAGATAGTAAACGGCATCGCCAGTGTAGAATCCATGATCGTCAGTTGTTGTAATCGCAAACTCTGTCCCCGAGAAAGTGCCTGAGAAAGTAATGGTTCTATCTGTTGTATCAATCGGTTGTGCATTATAAAAAGGGATTGATGGTGAAGCAACCATCATACTTTCAGATCTACCTCTTGAGTTACCTTCTTTAAGGTAGACGTTCTGAACGTTTGCATTTATGTCAACAACAGACGTGAATACATTAGAGGCAGCTCTACTTATTTTCCTTTGAAGGGAGTATGTATCCGTAAGAATAAGTCTTCCTTGACCTCTGACTCTAATTTCAGTCGGAGACTGAATATCGATGATGGATCCGGTCTTTTCTGCATTGTCACCACCAGTAATTCCAAAAATATCTCCAACTCTTAAATAGTGTTCTTTTGAAAGTTTAATTGAGTAAGTTTGATCAGATTCGTCGATCAGTTCAACTGACTGAACTTGATATGTTGGAGAGACATTATACACCCAATTTTTTGATGCATAATTTGTGGATTTAGAACCTAAAGATTTAATGATAATGTCATCTTCTTTAGAAAGATATTTTGTCCCAGCATCAACAGTAAGATTACTAAGAACAGAGTTAATTCTTACCTGGATTTGTTCGTTTGGATTTGAAAAAGAAAATCCATACGCATATGTATTAATCCCAACGCTTGACGTGTCAACTATTCTCTTGGTTATATTTGAACAACCGAAGAACTGCGTCAGAGACTTTGAGGTAAAAGACACTACCCCTGTGGTGTTATCAAAGTAGTTAACGTACAGTTCACCACCTGTAGGGAACCCAACAGTAGAGTCAACATCAAATACCGTTGCTCCTGCTGCAACTTGACCAATGACTTGAGTTTTAGGATGAACTGAAAATTCTCCATAAAGAGCACCATCAACACCAATGTCTCTTGAGTAACCAGAGTCAATACTTAACTTATAGAATGTGTTGCCAGTTCCAACGTTTACAGCCTCTACAGACGTAATTGGGGCATACGCTCTCGTAAATAGATCTTTATAGGTATTCTGGTTCAGAACAGAATCCAAGAGGTTTGTAGGGTCTCCTGTGACTGCCTCAACGACCAAATCGTTAGTTACTCTGAAGTCTGCGTTTGAGGGAGTAAACAGAAAATCTCTTGGTTTTACGATTTTTACATCTTCATTATAAAGAGCCTTAAAGAGAATCTCAAAAGAACGATCAGTTCCCTTACTGAGATAAAAATCTTTTGACTGTTTAATAAAGAGATTTTGATTCAGTCCAGGTGTAAACTCTCTGTTAGAGAGTCCTGGTGTGATTTGACGCTTTAATTTTGTGAGAAACTCATTAAGGAAAAGAATACTAAGATTCTCAATAGTTGCACCAGACTCATGAGTTGCAACAGATGATGTGGAGAATACTAATTCTTCGGGTTTGTTTTCATTCTTGTATGATGTGACTCCACTAAAACCTCTAATACATCCAGTGAATGATGATGAGGTTTTTCCAGTATATGTAATAATCTCATCATTGATCTTTAAGATGCCATAAGTGTCTGGAAATCCAATTGTCCCGGTGGGAGACTTTGTAAGGTCTACATTAATTGTAGTGTCGTTATAATCTGCATCAGATCCAAGAATTACGGAATCTACTAAATTAGTATTTTCGTTTAACTTAATATATTTGTCAATATTCTGAATTAAGTCAACAGGAGCTCCTTGATATTCCTGAGCGACGTAGTACTGCTCTAAAAACTGTACGAGAAGTGGAAATCCTTCCCTAATATACGCAGGGACTTGGTTCTTAACTACGTTGCTGAAAAGTACTCTTTGTTCTGCCATTTTATGATTTACTTCTTAGTAGGAATATGAACCGCCTGAGGATGAAGAACCACCAGATGAACCGGATGATGTTCCACTCGCTGCGGAAGGAATTGTTGATGTAGTAGTCGTGGTAGTGGTCGTGGATGTGGTAGCAGTTGAACCAGAGCGGGTTGTAGCAGTTGCAGAAACATTTGAAACGTTTACAACTCTTTGACCACTTGTAGTTGCAATATCACCCGTTACACGAACAAGGGCACCGTTAGCATAAGAAGAGGATGTAATATAGTTCGATGCTGATGGATCAAGTCCAGAAGCAATGTTATCAACAACCATCTCAAAATTACTATTACTAATATCTAGTTGCAAATAAAGATCCTGTAATCCGACAACATCATTTGAGTGCGGTACAGCAGACAACTCAATTATTGGTTGCCCATCTTTGATTTTTCCTGCCAATATATTGATAGGATTAATTGTTACGATTCCTTTTTTGTAATTAATCGTTCCAACGTTTCTCCTTACCACTGTTGGATTAGTAGAATTTACAGATGGGACTGTAAAAAGAAATAAGGAACCATCAGTGCGATTTGTATTTGGAATATCAGAAATATAAACATTTTGGTTTAAACCAGCAACTCTGAAAGCTGTCGATTTAATATTGTATCCCGCCATATTTTTAATATGGAATTCGTTACCAAAACCAATCTGATATTCAGTAAGGGTATTAAGAACAACTCTTAAATCCCTTCTCATTTCAACAGTTGTAATATTAGACGTGACTGATTCGTGACTATCGTCTAAAATCTTTAGAAACTTACTATATTTGAATCTTGCGCCATATCTATTTAACTCAGTTGACTCAGAGTACTTATTGGCATTAGACTGAGCAATTGTTGATACAAATTCTGAACTAGGCGCTAAATTTGAGTTGTAATAAAGTTTTGAATTTACCTCAAGGTACAAATACTTGAGATCAAGGATTTCTGGTACAATTCCAGCAACTGCAAATTTCTTTAATCTATTACGAATATTTTCTTTGACTAAGTTTGGCAAGAAATCACCAAATCTGGGTTTGATGCTAATAAAAACTTTACCATATTGAGGAGGTATAAGTTCTTCTCCTCCAAAAACAGAGATTGACTCAGTTTCGGGGTAAATTCTTGCTGGAATCAGTGTTTCATAGTCATCAGCGGTCAATGCTCTATTTTGTGATGCATAAATCTTGGGCGCATACCTTTTAATAGATGCAATTGTTTCAATTGACTCTCCACCAGAGGATTGCAACCCTGTGGTAATCAAGGAGATACCAGATGTTACATTATACTCAACACCATTCCTTGTATAAGTTATTCTTCCAGCAAATGTGAAGTTAGAAACACCATTTCCACTATCACCAGATGATGTGATATAATTTGCAGTAATGAAGTTACCTTCTTCTAGTGCTTTACCAAAAATATTATCTCCAAACAATAGTTCATAACGTTCATCTTCAATTTCTTGCAGATAATAGACCCTAGAGTCGGATTCAACAGTAAAAAGACTATCCTGTAAAGAATACTTTACTGATTGTGTTGATTGTTCGTTTGCCTTAACTGAAACTGTCATTAATGACGTATCAACGCCAGAATTGGGTAACGTGAAACGTTGGAATGGATTCCTAGAACTAAATGTAAAGTTTGTCGATAATAATGACCCTTCATGGATTGCTACATCACTAAAAGTAGCGATTCCATCAAACACAGGAACTGTAATATCCTCTAAAATCGAAAAAACGAAGGATTGTTGACCAAAGGTGCCCGCCGTAGACGCAACTGGTCCTTTTTTCAGTGTCAATGACACTGGATTTGGTGAAATATTTGTCGTATCAACGAAAAAACTGATTGTGGCACGCGCTGCCTTACGAGATCTTGGAACATATCCAATATTTCTTGCTAATGCAACAACATTTTCTCTTAATGTTGCACTATCAATAAAAACCTCATTCGCAACCATGTTTGCGTTGTATGAGGTAATATATGTGTTATATGCCAGCACATCGAGGATCGTCGAAAGGTTCGATCCCTCAAAGTCATAATCCGTAAAATTGGAATTTGACTTTAGATAGTCTCTAAGTGTTGTTTTGACTTGATTAAAATCAAGGTTTGAAAAGTTTGCTAATGGCATTGTTACCTAGTCGGTTGCAAGACGAAATCTAATTGTTGTGCTGGCACATCAATACCAATAATTTCATATTTAATTGATACATTAAAAGCATTCTGATCATAATAAGGTGCCGTAACGACATCCAAAAGATTTACTCTTGGTTCAAAATTATTGATCGATGCAGTAATCTGAGTACGAATAAACTCAGCAGATGTAGGGTCAATATTCTCAAAAAGAGCTGCTGAGATATCTGACCCAAAATCTGGGTCAAAAAACTTCTCTCCAGGGAGGGTAAAAACAATATTTCGGATAGATCGTGCTATTGCAGTCTCATTTTTAATCGCAATGAGGTCACTATTCAGAGGATTAGTCTGAAATGTAGCACTAATATCCTTAAAACCTTGACTTACCCTCTCTAAAGGCATTGATTACACAAAAATACTATGATTAGTAGTTATTTATCACCCAAAAAGTGGTTCTGGGTCACTTTCTGAGTCGAAAATTTCGCTCTCTTTGACCTTAT